CGGAAGAACCCGCCAAGCGGTTAGCTTAGCGGAACCCAGCCGAGTTTGTAGCCAAGGACAGCATCTCTAGGCGTAATGCCGGCAGACTGCCACCTCTCACGAAGTGACTTTGCCCCTTCTGAGTGTATAACTCTGGAAGATGGGTGCCCGTCCCCAACTCCATACACGGCGCAAGCTAGAATGACATCATCTCGAAAGTGATGCCATTTTACCATACGAAACTTGGCAGGCCGATAGACCCGCCAGTACCGTATGCCTGAACGCCAACGGATTACCCCGCGTGATTCGTGATCGTGGATTACGAGGTCGCCAAGCCCTACAGGGCCGCGACAATTTCGAATCCTACTCGGAATAGCGTCCAGGACGCGTAACCGAGCACGGTGCACAAAGTTAGAGTAGTTACCACTATTATGGTGGCCCCTACCCAAGCGAAAAAGCCCGTTAGCCAATGCGATCCATTCATGCGGTTCATTGGGAGTCTCCTTAAGGTAATGTGGACGAACGTCCACGCCATTGAGGTAGTCCCCACCACAACTCTCACGAAAGGGCCCTTCGATAAACGTCTTTTGAACGTTTTCACTTAAGCCAAAAAATCGCAAAACAGAAATCACCTCACGAGCAAGACTTGTTGGAACGATAATGTCGTCCCCGAATACAAAGACGTTAACCCAAGGAATTGGGTCGACGTCGTGTGTTTCCAATACAGCACAGCATAACGCTGTGAAGATGACAGTCTCTAACTCGAAGGTGAAACCATTCCCCATAGATGAGAACTTCTCAAGTTTAACCCACTTCCCGTCCACCTTCGTGAACGGACTACGAAGTGAGTCCAAAGCCGAGAACCACCTATGAGGCAGTAGGAGTTTTACGAGATTCCTACATATGGTATCGCTTGCATTTGATAAATCGATCGTTGCAAGGCTCCCAGTGATGGAAGCTTCACAAGCAGCCTGCTTGTGAATTTCTTGCGCATGCTCAAGGTCGAAACCCCAAGCAGCAATCCGTCTTTTCATCAGCCGGCCAAAGCCAAGCTGATAAAAC